AGCCAAGCTGGCTGAGCGGCATGGTGCGGGGGTGAAGGGCGACGAGGTTATCAACGCGCTGGGTAAGGGGCGGCTGGACTTTACGCCCGAAGAACTGGCCCGGTATGCCGAGTATTGCATCAACGACACAGAGTTAACTTATAAACTCTTCATGAAAATGGTGGATGGTTTCCCCGCAGTAGAGCTGCGGCTGATCGACCTGACCATCCGTATGTTTACGGAACCCACGCTGCGCTTGGACAAGCAGGTGTTGCAGGCTCATCTTGAAGAGGTGCAGGCCAAGAAGGAAGCCCTCATGTCGAAGCTGAACTACGACAAGGCTGACCTGATGAGCAACCCGAAGCTGGCAGAACTGCTAGAGTTTCATGGTGTTGTGCCACCGATGAAGGTAAGTCCGACGACTGGCAAGGAGACCTATGCCTTTGCCAAGAACGATGAGGCATTCAAGGAGTTGCTGGAGCATGACAACCCGCAGGTTCAAGCGATTGTGGCGGCGCGGCTGGGCGTTAAGTCTACACTGGAGGAGACGCGCACGGAGCGGTTTATCAATATTGCTGATCGTGGGCCCCTGCCGATCCCGCTGCGATACTACGCAGCCCACACCGGACGATGGGGCGGGGACGATAAAGTAAATATGCAGAACCTGCCGCGTGGTTCGGCACTCAAGAAGGCTGTGAAGCCACCAGAAGGCTATGTGTTCATCGACTGCGACAGCAGCCAGATCGAAGCGCGCACCTTGGCTTGGCTGGCAGGACAGGACGACCTTGTCGCTGCGTTCGATGCAGGCGAGGACGTGTATAAAATCATGGCCTCGGCCATCTATGGCAAGCCTATCGAAGAGATCAGCAAGGACGAGCGGTTCGTAGGCAAGACGACCATCCTTGGGGCAGGCTATGGCATGGGCCCCGCCAAGTTTCAGGCGCAGCTAAAGACCTTCGGCGTCGAGATGGACCTAGAGGAATGCAAGCGGATTATTCGGGTGTATCGTGAGACCTACCCCATGATCCCCAAGCTGTGGCGTGAGGCAGGCGATGCACTAGAAGCCATGGCGAACAACCAGACTGCACCCTTGGGATTGGCTGGGGTGCTGACGGTGTGCGGTGCAGACGGTATCCGCTTACCCAATGGCCTCTCGATTAAGTATCCGAACCTTCGCTACCTCATGAACGAGGGCAAGTCGGAGATGGTCTACGACACCAAGCGTGGCAAGGCTGTCATTCCCAACCGCATCTACGGGGGCAAGTGCGTCGAGAACGTGTGTCAGGCGCTGGCCCGCATCGTGATCGGTGAGCAGATGCTGATGGTTGCCAAGAACCTGCGCGTGGTGATGACTGTCCACGATGCCGTAGGGGCAATCGCACTGGAGAAAGAAGCTACGCAGGCACGGGATTATGTCGAGGCGTGCATGAGAATACGCCCCAAGTGGGCCACTAACCTACCACTAAACTGTGAAAGCAAGATGGGGGCAAGCTATGGCGGATGACCCAGACGCATGGCCCGACCCATGGCCCGAACCCGTGATTTACGAAGAGTGGAAAGCGGAACACCTGCGAATGCTGCGAGAGAGTAAGCATTTCCCATCCGTGATCCGGCCACGAGATGAAGTGGTGTGGAACGCACGGAGAGAAGAGTTTAAGGACAACCCAAATCTACGCAAATGGGCGATATGGAAGCAGTATAAAGCTGGAGGGGTTACCCTACGTGATGTCGGTGATGATTTTGGAATAGGTCGAGAACGGGTGCGCCAGATCGTCGCTAAGTGTGACCGACTGTTACGCACCGCCTTGGGCCGAGTGATCCTTGCTCTTCCGACGATTGATGAGGTGAGGGACGGAACGCTGGGCGTAGAGTTTGTGTTCCGTAACGAACTGACCTTCACGGATTACGAGGACCAGAAAGGATGGGAGCAACTTGAACCAGACGTTACAGGAAGCGCCTACAAGGCTTTAATGCCTGAGTGGAGGGAGGAATGGGGACGACAAGATACGTCAGAACCCAAACCCAGACCGGCGTATACGTTTTACAAAGTGGTAATTCCAAAGGAGCAGACAGATGCAACAGAAACAGATGACGGATGAGACATTAATCCAAGACTTGGACTTATCAGTCCGAACCACCAACTGCCTATATACTATATACAGGGAAGCCAACGGATGGGAGCCTTACGAACCGCAAGGCTCATTGCCTCCACCAAAGATTGGAGACTTTCGACACCTTAAAGACTTCGACTTGCTACGGCTTCCGAATTTTGGGCGTAAGTCACTAAATGAATGGAAGGATATTCTGTGGCAGGTCGATAATCCGGATGTGCCCTACACCCAAGAAGAAAAGGCTTTGCGCTCTTTGGCGAAGCACTTCCGGGAACTGAGCCGACTACACAGCCAGATGGCTGAAACTAACGCACACATAGCAACTCTTATTGGGTCGGGGAGATACGCATGACCGATTATAAATTCACCCAAGACTGGTTCTCATGGGCTCCGCCCGTCTGGGAGCAACTCAAACCGCTACTGCCTAGTGAGCCGGGGGCTCGGGCTTTCCTTGAGGTCGGTTCGTTCGAAGGCCGTAGCACTGTCTGGACCATTGAGAACATGATGGAGAGCGGCGACTGGATTGACTGCATCGACACGTGGGACGGTGGCGAAGAGCATAGCAACGGCGAGATGGATGGCGCTGAAGATCGGTTCGACCACAATATAGAGGCGGCCATTACCCTTTCGTTTATAAAGGAATACTACGAGCCGACAGAACTTTCGCGTGTCACCCGCCACGGGCTAACTCGAGAGGGCAAGCGCGTGAACGTGTACAAATATAAGTGCCGTTCTAGCAGATACCTTGCCTCAAAACTTAGCCACTACTTTGATTGCGAGAACCTGTTCGACTTCATCTATATCGACGGAAGCCACATCGCACGTGATGTGCTGACCGATGCGTGCATGGCTTGGCCCTTGCTCAAACAGGGCGGCATCATGGTGTTTGATGACTATCTGTGGGGCGAACCACGCGACATCCTGCATCGTCCGAAGCCAGCAATCGACGCATTCGTTAACATCTTCGCTGAAGAAGTGGACATGGTCCACATGGGTTATCAACTGATCGTGAGGAAGAAATAATGGGTAAGGGTAAGAAAGCTAAGACCGCAGCAAGCCAAGTGAAGATCACGCCGAAGCGTGCGCCCTATCGCTGCACTTGCAACACGTGCGGCATGAGTTGGATTGGTGGGCTGACCTACCACTGCGACCACAACAACTACGTGGAGACGGACATCTAATGCCACTGCTAGATCGTAAAATGCGTAAATGGACACCAGAAATGGAACGCGAACTGGTGAACCTGTGGGATTACGGTGTTCATAGGAACGAGATAGCCGAGCGTATGGGTCTAACTGTCGCAGCAGTTGAAGGCCGCTACTACGTGCTGAAGAAACGGAAAGAGCAAGCAAATGTCTGATGAAATCAAAGTAACGCCGAACGATCCGGCATATAAAATCCCAACGATGATGATCGCCACCCCCATGTATGGTGGGATGTGTACTGGGGCCTATGTGCAGGGCTTGCTCTTCACGATGGCAAAGATGCGCGAAGTGGGCGTAAACTGCTTCTGGTGCCAGATCACCAACGAGAGCCTCATCACCCGTGCCCGCAACGAACTGGTGCGTATCTTCCTTGAGAAGGAGATCGACTACCTTCTGTTCATCGACGCCGACATTGGCTTCGACCAGAACGCTGTGGCTATGCTGCTGGCAGGGGACAAAGACATCGCTTGCGGCATCTACCCCAAGAAGGAAGTGAACTGGGATAGCGTCAAGAAGGCAGCACGTGCGGGCAAGGACGACTTGCAGGACCATGCGGGCGCATTCGTGTTCAACATGATCGGCAACGAGCACCAAGAGACAGACGAGGATGGCTTCATCGAGGTGCGGCATGGCGGCACGGGCTTCATGCTTATCAAGCGTCAAGTGTTCCTTGACCTGATGCCTCATGTCCCAACTTATCGGGTGTCATCCTTCCGTGACCCTGACAGCGGCGAGTATATCAAGCCGCTCACTCATGAATTTTTCGCAACAAGTATCGACGATAGCGGAGCGTTGCTGTCGGAGGATTATCACTTCTGCGAACTATGGCGGAAGCACGGCGGCAAAATCCATGCCCACCCGTTCATCCGTCTCACCCACACCGGCACGTACACCTACGATGGTGACATCCTCAAGTCCGGTGGAAACCTGAAGTAAGGAGCAAATGAAATGGCAAGGAAAGCAAACAAAGCAGCAGAAATCCTAGAGTTGTTGAACGCAGGTGTCCCCTCTGGGAAAATCGTTAAGCGTCTGAAGGCCAGCCCCAGCTACGTCTGGAAGCTGAAGAAAGAGATGGCGCATAAGCAGGAAGAAGTCGCTAAGGAAGAGATCAAGGCACCCCTTAACCCGGTGGAGAAAGTCCTCACCAGCCGTTCCAACGCTGACGAAGACCCCCTTGGTAAGCTCTTAGATCAGCGCGCAGGCCAGTACGGTAGCTTCATGGCAAGTGCGAACGTCGCCATCCGGCTCAAGGGTGTCATGCACAACGCGATTGCGCAGCAGGACTTGCACCTCGCACCTGACCAATTGCTGGCGCTCGATATGATCGCAGTAAAGATTAGCCGCCTTCTGACGGGTAACCCGTCACACAAAGATAGCTGGGTAGATATCGCTGGCTATGCAAAGCTGGTCGCTGACCGGCTCCAAGGAACCGTAAGATAGGAGGGAATTATGGGTATCTTTAATCCATGGGGTGAAGTGCGTGAACTGAAAGCCAAGCTGGCTGAAGCTGAGAAAACCTACGTGAAGCTGACCAAGCAGATCGAGAAGCTGGAGTTCGCCAACAAGGAAAACTCACGCGAAATCAACATGCTTGAGAATGAATTGAAGGCGACCAAAGCTGCCTTGGTGGAAGCCAGCAAGAATGATACACGTGACGACAAAGGCCGATTCACGAAAGCTAAAAAATAATGCCAGCATGGTCGTACAGCAGTATCAAAACCTTCGAGCAGTGCCCGAAGAAATACTTCCACCTCAAAGTGGCAAAGGACGTCAAGGACGAGCCCGGAGAGGCGGCAGAATACGGTACTGCTGTACACCTTGCAGCAGAAGAGTTCATCCGGGATGGCAAACCTGTCCCTGAGAAGTTCAGTTTCATGCGCCCGATACTTGAGCCATTGGCAGCCAAGCCGGGGGAAAAGCACACCGAGTTACGGCTCGGCGTCAAGCGTGACTTGACAGGTTACGAGCCCTGCTCCTTCTTCGCCAAGGATGTCTGGTATCGTGGCATCGTGGACTTGCTGATCCTCGACGGTAACAAAGGCTGGATGGTCGATTACAAGACCGGCAAGAGCGCCAAGTACGCAGACATGAAGCAGCTAGACCTGATGGCTGGGGCCTTGTTCATCAAGTACCCAGAGCTTCAAACCATCAAGTCGGCACTGGCCTACGTGGTTAGCCAAGAGTTTCCGAAGAAGACCCACAAGCGCGAGCATCTCGATAAGTATATGTCCGTGTTTGAAGATCAGCTTTACCTGCTCGACGCGGCTATGGATAATGGTGTATTTAACCCCAAGTCGAGCCCGCTTTGTGGTTGGTGTCCCGTCACCGCCTGCGAGCATTGGAAGCCGAGGAGGAAGTGATGCCACGCAATTACAAGCGCGAGTACGAGACTTACCAAGGTAAGCCCGAACAGATTAAGAACCGCGCTATGCGCAATGCAGCCCGTGCCAAGATGGTGAAGGCTGGCAAAGCCAAGAAGGGTGACGGCAAGGATGTCGGCCATGTGGTAGCCCTCGACAAGGGTGGCAGCAACAAGTCCGGCCTGCGTATGGTTAGCAAATCGGCCAACCGTTCGTTTGATCGGGACGCTAAGAAAAACTTGATTTCAGAGACCAGTCCGAGAGAGCGTAAGAAAAAATAATCGTACCAAGGAGCAAACTGGTGCAGATCGTTGAAAACAAAGCGTTGCTGGTCAACGCACAGGACCCGTGTCTCATCACGGATAACATCCACAAAAGCACGGAAGTGCGCGAAGGCGTCCTTGTCAAATGGGGACACAATGAAGCCGAAATCCTAGCGCAACTAGGATTTGCTGACACACCGTCGCCCATGCTCAAGAGCTATGAATGGACGGGTAAGTTCGAGCCGTTCAAGCACCAGAAGACCACCGCATCCTTCCTCTCGCTGCGCCGCAAGGCGTTCTGCTTTAACGAGCAGGGGACAGGCAAGACCGCCAGCGTTATCTGGGCAGCCGACTATCTGATGAAGCGTGGCCTTGTGAAGCGCGTCCTCGTGCTGTGTCCGCTCTCGATTATGAAGTCCGCGTGGCAGCAGGACCTGTTTAAGTTTGCCATGCACCGCTCGTGCAGCGTGGCTTATGGTGACGCCAAGGCGCGCAAGAAGATTATCGCTGCCAACGCTGAGTTCGTCATCCTGAACTTCGATGGACTGGCTGTGGTGCGTGACGAGATTGCCAACGGTGGGTTCGACCTGATCGTGGTAGACGAGGCCAACGCCTACAAGAACCCCACGACAAACCGCTGGAAAATCCTCAATCGCTTGGTGCGTGACACCGATCCCCGGCTCTGGATGCTGACGGGTACGCCTGCTGCGCAGTCACCAGTTGACGCCTACGGCTTGGCCCGCATGATGGACCTGCCGGGTTGCCCCCGTTACTACACGGTTTTCCGTGACACAGTGATGCGCAAGGTGACCCAATTTAAGTGGGAGCCCAAGGCCAACGCCCAAGCTGTGGTGCATAAGGTTCTCCAGCCTGCGATCCGCTTCGAGAAGAAGGATTGTTTGGACCTACCGACAGTCACGCACATCGAGCGCGAGGCACCGCTCACCCCGCAGCAAAAGAAGTATTACGCCCAACTTAAGAACCAGTTATTGTTCGAAGCCAGTGGCGAGGAAGTCAGCGCGATCAACGCGGCAACCAAGCTCAACAAGCTGCTCCAGATCAGCGGAGGCGCGGTCTACACGGATACTGGTGAGGTGTTAGAGTTCGACGTGTCGAACCGGCTGAACGCCGTACTGGAGGTCGTCGAGGAAGCCAGTCACAAGGTGCTGGTCTTCGTACCCTTCACGCACACCATCGAGCTTCTGCGCGCCCGCATGGAGAAGGAAGGCATCACGTGTGACGTAATTAACGGGAAGGTGCCAGTCAATCGGCGCAGTGATATCGTTGATCGGTTCCAGCGTGAGCCGAACCCACGCGTCCTTCTGATCCAGCCCAAGGCAGCCAGCCATGGTCTGACGCTCACAGCGGCTGATACTATCATCTGGTACGCCCCCACAACTAGTGTTGAAACCTATTTGCAAGCCAACGCACGCATTGATCGCGCAGGCCAAAAGAACGCCATGACGGTGGTCCACATCAAGGGAAGTCCCGTAGAAGAGCGGCTTTACGCCATGTTGCAGGGCAACATCGACAACCATCAAAAAATTATTGACTTGTACCGACAAGAACTTGACAATGTATAGGCACCTACATAACGTAGGGCCATAACAAAGGAGCAAACCAATGTCAGACAAACTACCCGTAGAGAAACTTGTGTCCGCGTATCGCAAGCTGCGCGCTGCGATTGCCGAGGAAGAGGAAGCCTTTGAAGCTAAGGTTGCCGACCTCAAGGAGAAGCTGGACTACGTGTCCAACGAACTGCTGGAGTTCTGCCGTGAGCAGAACGTGGATAGCGTGAAAACGCCCGCAGGGACCGTATCTCGCCGCGTGCAGAGCCGTTACTGGACCACTGACTGGGACCAGATGTACGACTTCATCGAGAAGAACAACGCACCGTTCCTGCTTGAGAAGCGCATCCACAACGGTAACATGAAACAGTTTCTGGAGGAGAACCCGGACGCTCTTCCAGTCGGCCTACAGGTCGATAACAAGTACGTAGTCCACGTCCGCAAACCCACAGAAAAGTAAGGAGCAAACGATGAATGACGAATTAGATGAGTTGTTTCGTAGCGATTATTCGCCAACGTCTAACATCATGCTGCGCAAATACGCACTTGAGAAGGCGATCAACACGCTGACGAGGCAGCCTACAACCCACACCCCGCAGGACATCGTGCATGTCGCGGAAATCTTTTACCAGTTCCTCAAAGGAGAGACCAAGTGAGTAACCTGACTATTTTCGAGCAGCCCGCAGAGGGCAACTTTGTACGCCGCGAGTCGCGTCGTCTGGACCGCGTTGGCGGTGGCGGTTCTACCATGCGCCGTATCAAGCTCAGCAACGCACGCACCTTCAAGCGTGTCGTGAACGGTGAAGAGATCGGTAAGGCCGTCGAGAAGCAGCTTGACGTTATCATCGTCGATTGGCTGGCTGACGCGAGCCGCAAGTTTTACGCTGGTGCGTACGACAAGGACGCCAAGGCCACGCTGCCTGATTGCTGGTCGAACCTCGGTGACAAGCCAGAACCGGGCGCACGTAACCCGCAGTCCGATAGCTGCATCTCATGCCCGCAGAACATCAAGGGCTCTGGCACCAACGGTAGGGGTAAGGCTTGCCGCTACGAGCGCCGTCTCGCTGTGCTGGTGGCAGGTGATCCGTCGGGTCAGGTCTATCAGATCGCCATCCCGGCTGCGTCGCTCTTTGGTACCAACAACGGCAACGTCTATGGCTTTGAGGGCTATGTTAAGTTCCTGACTGCCAACAACGAAGCGCCCGACACGGTGGTTACCAGCATCATCTATGACGCTGACGCCGATACGGTGAAGGTTGGCTTCAAGGCGACACGTCATCTGACTGCGCAGGAATCTGCCCTTGTGGACGCTGCACAGGACGACCCGAACACCGAGAAGTATATCATGCTGACAGCGGCTGCCATGGATGGTGCCAAGGCGCTTCCGGCTCCGGTTGAGCAACCATTGATTGCTGCGGCTCCCACCGAAGCTCCGGTCAATCCGTTCGGTGATGACGATGAAGACGAAGTTGAAGAGGCTCCGGTCAAGCGCGTCGTTAAGAAGGAAACGGTTACTGCCGCGCCGAAGCCCGAGCTTAAGGAAGCTCTGGGTGAATGGCTTGACGATGATGAGGACTAAGTAATGCAAGGTTACACCATCCGTGTAGCCAAGGCGATTGAAGCCGCTGACGGTAGCCTCCTAGGTGTGAAGCTCGGACGTTTGTGTATCGACCACGATATCGGCGTCGCTAAGATAGCTAAATACCTAGGGGTGACCCGCCCAACGGTCTACAGTTGGTTTACTGGCAAGTCGGAGCCGCAGGGGTCTTATGAAGATGCTGTGGCCCGGCTGGTCTATGAAATAACCGACGCCAACAAATAAGCCTTGGTAAAGTAGTAGTTTTTAGCGGGCGCTGCCCGCAACGGAGAGCATTTCCATGGAGCAAACTGACCTCTTGGACCTCGTACAGCCATCCGATGGGTGGTTCTGTATCGTAGGTATTAAGGGGCCGGGTGACGTTCGACAGGAGTTAGTTTCTACAAGGGAAGAGGTTGACGCACTGGCAGAGCAATATGTCGCAGATAGACGTAACGTCTTCTTCGGCCTAGCCAAGTTCGCAACGAGGGAGAACCGCACCAAGGAGAATGTCCGGGCGCTCAAGGCGTTCTGGCTCGACATTGACTGCGGAGAAACCAAAGCAGAGGTCAACCCTGACACGGGACGACCTGACGGGTACATCGACCAAGCTACCGCTATACAGGCGCTCAAGGAGTTCTGCACCACTGTTGGCCTACCAAAGCCGACGCTAGTGAACTCAGGGGGCGGGCTACACGTATACTGGCCGCTTACGGAGGAGATCACACGGGCTGAATGGGAACCCGTGGCAGAGCGATTCCAAGAGGTATGCCGCACGCAGAACTTCCATGTGGACGACAAGGTTTTTGAGGTTGCGCGTGTTTTGCGCATCCCGGGGACCTATAACTTCAAAGGAGCAACGCCACGTCCGGTCCACATCATGACCGTCGGCAAGACCACAACACTAGAAGATTTCCGGCGCATTCTGGGCGTCAAGGATAAGCCCAAGCGGTCTATCTTTGATGAGAACTACGAGCCAACCCCACGGGAACTGGCGCGTCAGAACGGCATTGGCTTCAGCTTCAAGCGCATCATGAGCCGTACAGCTAACGGTGAGGGATGTAACCAGCTTGCTTATGCGTACCAGAACCGGGCTGATATCAGCTACTACGAGTGGTTCTACGCGCTGTCTGTGGCTGCCATGTGCGAAGACGCGGACAAAGCTGTCCATATGATGTCGGATGGGCATCCTGATTACGACCCTGACACGGTTGATAAGAAGGTAGCTACCATCCGCAAGGCGACTAGCTGTGCCAAGTTTAAGAGTGTGAACCCGGGACTTTGCGAGGGCTGCCC